AGGGGCGCAACTGCAATTAGGCTGGAACTGCCAAAGCAAAAGCGGCAGAAGCGTTAGAAGCGGTGCTTGTTGCGTTAGTACGCAGAGCCTTAACACCATACAGAGTGTCAGCAGTAAACAATGTACCAAGGTACTCTTGCTTGTACTGAGTCTGTGAACGGATGCCCAACTGCTCAACCAACACCATCGCATCACGATGACCCATCAAGCAGATACGATCAGCACCAGAGTTACCAGCACCAGTATCAGCATTAGAGGTAGCGAAAACAGCCATGCCGTAGAGCTGACCAATTTCACCATTGCGGATTGCATCGCCATTGCCGACAAATGCTTGCTCAGTGTAACGAGCCAAACCCATCAGCGTGTTACGGCTTGAGGGTGGGATCAGGAAGAAACGACCATCCATAGGAATGTCGTTGTCGTCCAAACGCTGAATGGTGCGACGAATAGCGGCATCAGTCAAAGCGGCAGCGTTAGAAGATGTGCTGTTGTAAGCAGTAGTACCATCAGAACCAATAAAGGCTTTGGTAGTAGTGTTGCTAGTAGCATAGTCATCAGTACCAACTGTAGCGCCATTGAAAGCACGACCTAAACGAACCAGATCGGTGTCGATACGACGAGCCAAAGCATAACCAGCGTCTTCTGTGTAGAAAGAACGCAGTGATGTCAGGGCTTGCACTTCAACGATGTCTTCGATCAAGCGTGAGTACTCATAGTGGTTGTTGATCAACACTTGAATGTTGGTTTCGCTGTTAGCGATCAAAGTCACTGCATCAGTAGCGGCTTTTGCAGAAGCAGAACCACGAGCAGGGCTAGGAATGTTAACAGTGTCACCCTTTTTGCCTTTGAAAGACATCTTTTTGACCAAATTGGCCAAAACGAGGTTCTTTTTATAGGCGGCAACAATTTCATCACTCCAAATTTCTGGAATAAATGCGGCTGCGGAGGTAGTGGTTACACTATTTGTTGGGGAAAATGCTTGGTTAGCCATGATTAAATTTCCTAAGTTAAATTATCGAACACGACCTTCAGAGTACGCTTGCATGATTTCATCACTTAAAGACTCATATCTCTGTGGGTCAGTCATCTTGAGACGAATGAGGTCACTCCTTCGATAGACTCTCTTTGAACTCTCTCCAGAGCCACCTACATCAACTTGTGCGGCTTTCATGCTCTTTGTCCTCTGTGCGTTACCCGCTTGTTCAGACTCTTTAGCTTTAATACCACGCAATTGTTTGAAGGTAGACAACAATTCATTAGCCGAATCATAGTCAAAGTCACCATCAGCCTTTGCATAAAGTCCCAAACGTACAGGTGAAGATTTCACCCAGTTTTGGAACTCGGAATCATTGACTACTTGGGAGTAATCAGGGTGATCCTGCGCTAACTTCTGCTGAATCTGCATCCTTTTGAACTCTTGACCAGCTTGTCTAGCCGCAAGTACATCAGGATGTCTATCAATCGTATTCTGAACTGCTTTCTGAGGGTTCTCAAAAAAGTCAACTTCAGGTTCTTCCTCAACTTGCTGTTGTTTTGATCCGAGGTTCTGCTTGAGCAACTCATCAGCTAATTTACGGACTTCGCCAACCTCTTGGGCTTGCTTACCAATGAGCTTTTCAGCCTCTTGGTGCATCCGTACTATCTCTTCTAGACTTTTTGCCCTGTATTTCTCAGGAAGTTCAGTTTTAGACTCTTCTACTTCGAGTTCGCCTAGCGGCTCTTTTTCATCATCAATCAGCATATTTTTGTTCCTGCCAAAATGGTTGTAGGATAATCAACTCGGCTTTACGCTTATGAGTTGGCTTTGCGCTCTGCCTTCAACTTATCAATGTGTTTAGCCTCAAACCGCCCATAAGAGGACGGGAAGTGACCAGACCAACCTTCTAAGTTAAAGTTAGGTGCGCTTACTATACGATGGGCTACCCCACCGCATCCACACTGAATACTGGCGACCTCATAAATCACCAGAGCCTCAGTGCGCTGCCCGCATTCGCAAGCAAAATCAAACATTCTTCTCATTTAAGTCCTCGTATGCTCTTTCACTAACCCATTTCAGGGTTTGTAGCCAAACTAGCATAGAAATCTCACCTTTGCGAAATTGTAGACTTTTTTCGTCAGAAATGGTAGAGACATTATTCATAGATTCAAGCATTTTGTCTACATCTTGCATTAAATCTATCCACCCCTGTTTAGAAAACAGATCAAATCTGTCCTCATAGTATTTTTGCAGTTCTGGACTCATTTTTCTTCTACGTCCGTCACTGGATCAAGTTTCTCCTTCAGTATGGCAAAGAAAGCATCTCTACCTACTTGAAGTTGATCAACATTGAACTTAGCAGACGCTAACTTTCGGTCAAGGTCTGCTACATGGTTTACCAGTACTTGTTGTTCAGGAGTCATATCCTCGAACTGGTACTCTACTCCGTCAATCGTCAATGGGGTTTTTGTGTTGTTGCCCATGATTTTCCTTTAATGTGCCATTAAGATCGAGTGATGGCTTCTCGTTTTACCAAGGCAGACCAGACTGCTGTACAGGATTCTTCTGTGCATCAATTTGGCTTTGCAAAAAGGCTTCTACAGTATCTTTACCTAAAGAGGTCTGAACCCAACCAACGACCATTTCTTGAGTTAGGTCGTCATAAGGAACAAAGGTTTCACTCTCTTGGGTATAGCCACAAGTGCCATAAGTAGATGCTGAATAGTCACCATCAGTTGCTGAAACATTGTAATGAACTGTAACGACAAAACCATCAGCGGTTAAGCGATCCATTTGTACGATTTGCCAGTTATATGTAGTCATGATTTTCCTTTAAAGATTAGCGGCATCCAAACGTGCCTTGAGTGATTCAATGATTGCTTGTTGTTCTTGGATGGCTTTGATGAGCATAGGAACAAATACGCTGTACTTCACAGACTTGGTTGTAGTGCCAAGATCGTTACCGTCTGCGTCTTTATCAGATGCTTCATCTACCATTGATGGAAAGACTGCTTCCAACTCTTGAGCAACAACACCAAGTTGTTTTATTTGGCTACCAATTAAATTGTAGTTACGCACTTTCACTTGCATTAAATCAGCAAGTTTTGGCGATGCATCAACAATATTTTCTTTCAGCTTTATATCTGAAATAGCGCCATAACTGTTATTAGTGTTTAACGCATTGCCAGAATCACGAACAATAAATTGACCAGAGATTGCGCCGTTGTATGCGTTAATCAGGTTGTAACTTGCGTTTGTAGTTGTTCTGTCACCGTTTATCGTCAAAACATCTGAACCGTAAGAACCATCAGTCGCCCTAATTAAAAGAACGGTTGAATTTGCGGTTTGATAAAACTCATGATATGTGGCAGTGGCTCCGCTGTAATTTCCGTTGTTGCTAAACTTGCTATACCCACCTGAGGTTATACGGGCACGTTCATCGTTGGACGCTCCAGTCTTAAAGACGATATTTGCGCTTCCCCCAAGAAGTTCCATGTTCCCAGATGAAGAAACAATCGCAATCTTGTTTGCGAACAGTGTCTGCGTGTGTGACACCATTGAAATGTTTCCGTCTACCGCAAGCTTTCCATAAGATGAGGGGTTGGTAACGCCTACACCCAAGTTACCGCTTGAGTCTATACGGGCACGATCAGAGCCATTGGTTTCAAAGTTAATGTAGTCGCCAGCGGCTAGTGTGCTGTACAAAGTATTTGCCGCACCACCGCCAACACCTACACGCAATCTTGAAGCTGGGCTTGCACCATTTGTAACATCAAGTTTAGCGGCAGGACTTGTAGTACCAATACCAAAGTTACCGCTTGAGTCTATACGGGCACGTTCATTTCCTGCGGTATTAAAGTACATATACGAACTTGCAGCATTTGCTGAAATTTGTAATGCATTTATTGATGGCTTGTAAATAACATTGGCTTTGTTTTCAATCCCGTCACCACCAAGCAAAAGTCCACCTTCATTGCTAGTATTACCATAAACATTAAGATATGTTGCGCTTGCTTTAGCAACAGTAATTCCTTCAAAAGATGTAGATGTAGTTCCAACCAGCAAGTTACCACTTGATGTTATACGGGCACGTTCTACTGTGTTTGTGCCGAATACAAGGTTGTTTGTGCTTGCGCTGGAAAGCATTAAGTCATTTGCATTGCCAGAGCCTGATATACCAAGGGCGCTTCCAAGGAACGCAATATCAGTAGTTTGATTTTGAATCCTGATACGGGCTGTTGCATTACTTGACCCGTTAATCCGAACCATCTCGTTAATGCTAGTTGTTCCAATAGCAAGCTGACCACTAGCATCCAGAGTCATTGCCTGAGTAAAGGTAATGTTTCCGTTAGCAGACCCAGAAGTCGTGATTTTCCAAGCGTGAGAACCATCATTAAGTTGTGCATACTCTTGTGCAAAACCGTTCACTACATATTTTCGGTTTGTACCGTCATAAAACGTATTGAGGTTGTAAAACGCCACAGAGCCATCAGACCATAAAGATGTTCCACCACTAGTAATTTGAAATGCTTTAAACGAACTCCCCCAAGCACTAGGAGTAACTCCCAAGCCTAGATTGCCTGAGGAATCGAGACGCATCCGTTCTGCAACTTTTGCCATTCCAGTACCTGCTGCGCTAGTACCAAACGCAAGAATACTTCCAGGCAAAGTTGAAGCAGTATCTGCAACCGCATTGACATAGGCCAGAACTTGCGGAGTTTCTGCGTCACTACTAAAAAACTGTAGTTCGCCAAAGTTGTAAGGAGCAGCACCGCCACCTTGGTTGTTGGTTGTCGATAACCTAGCAATCGCTGGAGAAGTACCACCTGAAACTTCTAGCTTTACAGCAGGACTACTTGTACCAATACCTAGACCTGTGCTGGTTAGGCGCATTTGTTCTGAGCCAGCGTTATAAAAAATAGTTGCCGCTGATTCGTTGTTAATGATGTAAAGGTCAGAGCCAGCAACAGTAAATTCAGAACCATCCGTTGATGCCGAACCCGATGTTTGACTTGTCAAATGCAAACGAGCCGAACCAACAGCATTATTGATATGAACGCCTGTTCCATCGGCAAATGTTGGAGTTGCAATTCCAACGCCCAAACTTGATCCGTTAAAAGTAAGCGCAGAACCGCTTGTAACAACCTTAGAGCCGTTTAAATACGCTACTCCGTTAGCAGTACCTCCAGAGAGGGTTACTGTACTAGAAGCCGATAAAGTAGTAAAAGCACCTGCCCCGTTATAAGCAGATAAATCAAGCGCACCACCCAAGGTTAAGTTACCAGAGGATGTTACTGTTCCTGTCAAGGTTAAGCCACTTACTGTTCCTGTGCCTCCTACAGAAGTAACAGTACCTGTTGCAGTACTTGCCCATGACAGTGTTCCACTACCATTAGTTACCAAAGCTTGATTTGCCGTTCCATCAGCAGAAGGAAGAGTGTAAGTAGTCGATCCTGCAGAAGCCGCTGGTGCTAAACCCACATAACCAGAAGTAGAGCCAGACAGTCTTAATGTACCTTTGACATCTAACTTAGAGCCTGGCGAATTAGTGCCAAGACCTAATCCAGTAGAAGTTAAACGAGCTTGCT